TTTCCTGTATTAGCTTCAAGAGCTTGGTAGCCAATGGCAGTGTTGTAAGAAGCTGTCGTTGCAGTTTTTAAAGCATCCTTACCAACGACAGTATTTCTATCTCCAGTGCTAATTGCAGTGCCAGCGTTTGCACCTATAGCAGTATTATTTGTACCACCGCTTGCCACACTATCCAACGCAGTATCACCCAGCGCCACGTTTCCTGTACCAGTGGGGTAGTTACCGTCTAGCTTAACAGTTCCATCAACAGATATGCCCGTCATGTCCGTTCCACCGCCAAGCAGTGTATCAAGAGTATCGAGATTAGTATTACTTTTGGTTCCCCAGGTGTCTTCAGACGCGCCGACTTCCGGCTTAACCAGGCTATAATTTGTTGTTGTAGTATCTGCCATTTTTAAACTCCGTTAATGCCAGTATAGGTCCGGCTGATTATGTCATTTATCTCACAAAGGCTTCCTAATACCAAAAACTCATGCTACGGAGCCGGGCTCCAAATGCTACTGTCAGTGGATGGCGCATAATCCGTCCAGTTACTTACGGCAGCGATAGGCGCTTCCCACTTCTCCCGGCCACTTGCCACAATTGAACAAACAGCCGAGGCTAACCCGCCAGTATTTCTGACACGCACAATTGTCGCTGTGCCAGATAAAGCCAAACCAATCTGAGGTGAAAACTGATAAACAGCCTCTGCATTTGCCGTTACGCTTGAACTAGGCAACGGATTAGCCGCACCCTCTCTCACTCGCGTTGCCGCAGCCGCACCAGTTGCAGCAGGGTTAGCTGTAGCCGAACCTAGGTGTATTTTCTCAGCAGCAGCCGTAGCAGAACCAGCACAACTAATAGCAGAAGCGCCAACCTTTACAGCCACGCAAGATGCAGTAATTGACGCCGCAGGATTAGCTGTAGCGCTGCCCTCACGAACACGCGCACTGCTTGACACTGTGGAAGACGCTGTCGCAACAATAGACGCCCCTGATCTTACCCTTACCGCAGCCGAGGCTGTTGTTGTGGCTGTAACAATGGTGCTAACACCTTCAGTTATCGTGCCATCAACACCAAACGCCCTGGTGCCGTATGTACCAGTGCCAAATCCAGTGCGGTAAGTTACGTCAGGCATTATGCTAGTGTAATATCAAGATCGCCTGCTGGTACGCGGAACACGTCACCAGTATCAATTGCCTTGCTTGAGGTTAAAGCCGCATAAGCTATTAAGTTGCCGCTAGTTGCCGCATCAAAAACAGCAACATGACTAACTGTGCCAAACGATGACGTCGCTGTGGGAAACTCAATTGCTGAACTGTTTGACGCTGTGTCGCCAGAAACCGTAAACGCGGCAGTCTGGCGAGCATACGCCGTGCCTGATGTGCTAACTTCTGTGCCGCTGCCAGCGTCAGTAGGATTAGACGTAAACAACGCCAAATACCATGCCGTTGGGCGTGTTACAGATGTTGCAGTAAACACATAAGTCAAAACATGTGTCTCAAAGGTGTTTGAAAAGCTCATTATTAATAACTCCTAATTTTCATGCGACGACCAGAGCCACCGAATTTGCTTGCTTCGCTTTCGCGATTAATTGAGCCGACCGCCTGCTGGTATAAGCCTGCCCAAATCTGGATCCGCGCGTCATCTTTTAGATAAGGCGCTGAATGCATCAGTGACCCGTACAAATACGCGTCAGGAAAATATGTAAGTAGCCAGTTTGATGTGTTGCTGGCGCTCAGCGCACTAATCCGCTGATAATAATAAAGCTGGGTGCTGTAGGCGCTGTCCGGGGTAGGGTAGACCTCAATCTCACCCGCTGAAAATGCGTAAAAAGACGGCGCACCGGACGTGTCTTGCGTAGCCTCTCGACGTTGTAACATCTCGCCCTGGCTAAGAAGCTCTATAGGACGAAAATTACCGGTCGTCGTGTGAAACGTAATAACCTCCAGAAAATCTGCCGGAATTGCGCTAAACTTGCTGTCGATGTTTGCGTTTGCGCGACCCTCCATACGCCAATGACGCACAGTGCGGTTAAGATCTGCCTCAGCCATTGTAATGAAATCCGGGATAACACTGGTAAGGTCGTCGCGGTTCAGAAAGTCAGCAACGGATGTTTTTAATTCGTCAAATGTGGTTATACTCATTGCATCTTACCCTCACGCCTTAAATATTGCTCCACCTCTTTAAAAAGCGGCCTGGCTACTTGGTTATTAATATTGTCTAAAATTGGTATGCTGTTAGCGGATGATACATCAGGATAAGTGTCAGCTTTATATTCCAAATTGCTTAAAATTTGTTGTTCTGGCAAAAAATCAGCGCTATCAGGCGGAAAATCAAATCTGCCAGGAAAATTATTATCCTCTAAGCGTTTTTGAACCGTTCTTGCCTCTACTTCTCCAGCTTCTCGCAAATACGCTTCGTATGCGTCTAAGTCGTTTAATTCTCTCGCTCTTTTTTGAAGATCTCTATATTCAAAAGCGTCAGATCTGTATTTATCAGCTTGCTTATCATGCCTATTAATTGCGTTTTTTATATCTTTAGGATTAGGAAAATTTCTTTTCATTTGGTCATAAAGAACTTTGTCATTAAAAGGCATTTCTTCAAGATTGGCATCTCTTATGTAAGCAGCGGCGGAAGCAATCCAATTGTCACGATCTGGACCAGGCTTTTTAGGCATCACTCCTGATCTGTTTCTTATTTCGTCGCTGTATTTATACCAATCACCTAATCGATGAATATCCGCTGGCTTTGCTCTTCCGTCAAAAGCCTTTTTAATAATATTATCTAACTTATTGACATAATCAGCTTTGTATAATGGCTTTAATAAATCATATTGATGGTCAAAACTTTCACTAGCGTACTTGCCCTTTTGAGCTTTTGTAGTTGAGAATAAATTAGTTATAAATTTGTTTTTTTGATCTATTGAATAATTATAAGCAGGGTTAGATCCGCCGCTAAACCCTTCTTTATCCTGCACTGCATGCTGCACTTCATGCATTAACACCGATCGCATTTTCTCAGGGTCATCAATAGCTAAAGTAATAGTCTTTGAAGAAGGAGAAAAACTACCAGCGGCATTCCCTTCCATATCTAATTTATTTTTAAATTTAATAGGTGTATTTTTTAAACTAGGAAACAAAGCATACAAATCTGGGTGCTCTAAATATTCTCCTAATTTTAATTCTGTGCCGGCTGGAACTGCATCCATCACTCTAGAATTTCTATCGTCAATTTCAAATCTAAGCTGACCATCTGCTCCTTTAAAAACGCCGGTTTGATTAAAAACTTCCCTATTTTTCAAACCTTGAGCAAACAAATCCTCCGCTTCATTAATTTTTTTAAGTTGATCTCCGTCGTACAAAGTTCCCATTTTCCCAGCAAATATTCTTGCAGTCGTAGGATCATAATTAAAAAGATCTTTGCCAGCTAAAAGGCCAGATGCACCCATTGCCAAACCAGCGGTTTCCATTCCGGCGCTTTCCATTTCATCAGATGGCATTGTGCCGCGTAAAGCTATTCCAGGATTTTCTAACCCTTTCGCGCCAAAAGTAACTGCATCTATTAGAGCTTGCGGTATTGCAAAATCTGCATCGCCTGACTTTAAAGCGTCAAACAAAGACATGCCTTGTGGAACTGAAGCTGGAAAATAGTTTGTCCGTCTTCTACCTTCTGTTGGATCTGCAAGTTTTTTAAGTTTACCAAAAATGCTGTTGTTTTCGTTGTATTGACGCAAAAGATTATTTATCTCTTCGGCAGAACGATACTGCTTCTCCTCCTCAATAAACGAATTAAATTCAGATGGAGGTAGATTAAAAACATTGGCAACGCCTGATGTTGTAGCCATCATATTCACTTAACGCCTCACACTTTTTTTGCCGCTACAGCCCCAGGCCTTGCGACGCACTTTTACTTTTGGTGTGCGCTTCTGACTGACAGTCCGAGCGCAATAGTTGTCTCCGCGTTTCGTACCAGGTCGAGAAATACGCCGGTGCGTCTTTCCCTTGCTGTCCTTGTACGTCGTGCCGTCAGCATACTTTTTGCTGGCCGGTACTTTTTTCCGTTTAGCCGGCATTACTTCTTTTTCTTCGCCGGGCGCTTCTTGGCAGTCTTGGCGCTTTCCTTAAACGCCTTAGCGCTCGGAGCGCCCTTGCTGCCAGGCTTGCGCATTTTTTCCGGTTTCTTGCCTGCTTTTTTCTGCCTTTCAATCCGACGACGTTTCTTGTGGATGTTTGAATATAGGCCTGGTTTTTTTGCCATCTAACGCCCCACTTTCTTCATTGCCTTTTTGTGCGCGGCGGTAAACGTGGATCCGGCTAGCATCAACTTTGTCATTTCACGCATGTGAGCAGCCGTGTGATGCTGAGAATGGTTTTTCATCGTAGCCTTTTGCCGAGCACTCAAAGATTTTTTCTTTGCCTTAACCGCCATAGATATTACTTCTTCTTTTTCATTTTCTTGCCGGTTTTTTTCGATGCTTTTTTAGCCGCAGCCATACCCTTTTTGGTGTATGAATACTTTTTACCGTTAACCATTGGCATTCTACTTACCTCCTAATAATTTTAATATTCCACTAACGTTATTTCTAGGATCCGGCATAGCTGACATTGAAGATGGCGGCAGACCGCGCAGCATACGTTGCAACATTTCTAATTCTACGTCAGACGTTGATCCGCTTGGTTGCCTCATTGGCATACGGTTCATGTCCATAACCGCTCCCGGTCCTGGACCTTGAAACGGGTCATAGGGTGGCATTTCGCGCCCCATAAACTCATTGTTACTAACAGCGCCTGCCGCGCCTAATGATCCTGCCGCGCTTCCTGGGCCCATCGCGCCCATAGCCGCACTCTTTAACAATGCCATGACGTCGATGCCCTGACTTTGTAGGCGCTGCACCATTGACATTAGTGTTTGCATGTCTGCCATAAAGCCCTCCGCAATATTGCTTGATCTCACAATATCACAGAGCCTGGTTAGCCCCAAAAAATCACGCGATGCCTTGCATCCCGCGTCGCAGCTCGCCCCGCAATGATTTAAACGAACCAGCCTGCGCAGTCGCCGCGTCAGACGCCATCGTTAAGCACAACGCGTCAGCCAAATCAGGCGAACCTAAACCACGCCGGCGCATCTCGTCCTTACTCTCGGCTTTCATCTTGCCGGAGCTCGTAAAGCTATAACGGATCGACGTCAGCTCAGCCTGCAACTGGTCATCTTTGGGCAACTTGCACGATCGATCCTCCAACCAGGCTTTGCACTTAAACCACAACTCGCTGCGTAAGTTCATGTAGGTGTCGCCCATCGACGGGCTCTCAGCCACGTTAATGCCACGCACCGGCAAGTCTAATTCACGCAATCGATCAACAACGCCAGAGCCCATGCCAATGCTATCCACCAGGATCTCTGTGGGCCGCTTAGACGGCGACAGAGCTTCATATTCAGCCACAACCCGGCCCGTTGTTTGCATAAGATCTAAACCACGCCAGGAACGTAGCTCAGTCACGACCGGACCCTGGCGCTTACACAAAGCCGTCGCGTCAGACCCAAACCTACTAACATCCAAGCCCCACACAAAAGACGTATCCTCAGATACCGTGATGTCACGATGCTGCGCACTCTCCACCAAGTGAAACGGAATAATGGTATTATCGTCCGACAAGGGAAAATCGCCAAGCACACGCACCCTAAACGCGTTAGACGTGTCGCCGTAGCGCATCTCCATCTCTTTGACAAACTCATCGCTTACCAACGGGCTGTCAATGCAGCTCCACGTCCGCGTCCACCAAGATCCCTTCATTCGGTTGTGGCTCTCAAAAAACGTGCCGCTGGACCGGGTAGGGTTGGACAACATTAACGTCGTCGCGTTGTGACCCGACATAGAGCCAGCCGCAGCCTCAAACACCTGTTCAGGCACGCCTGACGCCTCGTCAACAATAAGCAAAACATGATCAGAGTGCACGCCAGCCAGCGCCTCCGGCGTCTCAGCACGCGCCGTCCTACACGACACAAAAGCCTCCGCCGGGGCCGACACAAGCTCAACGCGGTCGCTCTTGACGTTCAGCAACGCCTGGAGCTCTTTGGGCAGCTCGTTTATCCATCGCTTTAGCTCAGCAAACATCGCGTCAAACAACTGCGAGCTAGTAGGGGCCGTCACGACAACCTTCACCGGATACCGCAACAGCAAAAACCATAGCATGGCCCATGACGCCGTCGTTGACTTCCCCGTGCCGTGTCCAGACTTGACGCTCATCTTTCTTTCGTTTTTCGCCAATGCCTGCAAAAACTCTTCCTGGTAATCAAACGGCTCAGCGCCCAGCATCTCACGCACAAAACGTGCCGGATCGTCGTAATATGCCGCCGTAAACTCCTCCATGAAATTAGTCGTCATGTTCAATAACCTTCGCGTTTTCCACAGTGTCGCGCACCGTTTTCATTTTTTTCAACGCGTCTAANTGCATGTCGCCCAGGTTAACCGTCACATGCGTCTGNTTATGCTGGGAGCCGTAACGATGCTGGTTCCAGCTCTGCGCAATAAATCGATGCTGCGCGGCTTCCTCCTTCGCTATGCTCACGTCCAACGCAGACAACTCAGACACACGCGTGCCAGGCTCAGCTCTATCGCGCTCCTCCTTGCGGTCGTTGCGCAACCTACGCATAACCTCAAAGCCAGCCTCCGCATGAGCATCAGCAGCGTCCAGCCGGGCCTGCTCCAACGCCTTGCTCAGCTCCGGGTGCTCTTTCAACATCCGGTGCAAGTATCCGCGATGCAAACCTAAGTCACCAGCAAGCTGCGTGACAGTGCCGCCCGACACAAGATAATCGGTGAGGTATTCAACGCCGCCGCGACGCTCAATGGTCGCCAGGGCTGCTTTGCGTTTTGGTCGTCCTGCCATAGTTTTTCTCCGTTGTTCTTAGGTTAGTCTATAGGGGTGCTGGGGGGCAAAATTTGACGGGAAGGTGTGTGAGGAGTTGTACAAGTACTACCCCTAGGGTGGGGTCGGCCGGGGGGGGGTTTTCGGCATCGGATCCGGTCATTTTGGCCATTTTTGCCCATCAAAAGCACAACATGTGGTAGCCAATCAACATATAGACATTTGCCCTTGCTCACATACCACATATAGACGCAATAATTAACATAATCCAGATTATGCGAAAACAATCCTCGCGCGCACACGCGAGGCTGTAGCCTGCGTCTCACCTCGCATTTGACGTAAAAGAAAAGGCGACGCCAGCAAAAGGAAAACAAAGCGCCGCCAGTTTGAAACACCAAATGGGAGGACTTGATGCTTCCAGGAAAAGAGCCAGCAGTACTTGTGCTGAGCTCCGAGGTAAACATAGTTTGAGCTCTATGTGTTTGCATTGTCCTACACTCAGTCATCGCAGTCAAAAATCTGTGCATCTTCACCCGCCAAGCGATATGCAATTACCAGGTAGTTGATCTGATCAATCAAGCTATCCTCGTGAAAACCATTGTCGTCTATGCGAGCTGCCTTGAGCTCTGCCATCATTCGGGCAATGTCGTAAGCCGTCAGAGAAGCGCCAGGAGCGAGCTTACTTTTCAGCACGCCGTTCCATCTGTCACAAATGCTTTCATGCATTGTCCGAGCGTCTCCGTAGCTTTCCTCACGATCGCCGAGGATCTGTTGCGCCTTGTTCAGTATCTTCTCATATGTCATCTTTGTTCCTTGCTCTGTACGACGCATATCCACGCCGACTAATTACCTTCACATATTCCCGGTCGATCAATCCTTGCAGCACCCTCATGGTGTCCTCCAGCGTCTCGTCCATTGCTCCTGCTAAATCCTTCGCGTTTACTTCTACTTGCTCCCTGATAAACCGCATGACGTGCAGCTCATATCGATTGAGCGGTTCACGCCACACGCGTCTGCGTTTATCATCCGGCAGAGCTGGTATGAGCCCCAGGCGCGCCGCTTGCCTTGCTTCCTCCATCATGGCGACGCGCATCTTAACCTCGTCCATTCAATATTTCCCACTTGCGCTGGAGAATTGCCTGGCGTTGAAAGTTGTTCCATCCTCTTAGCTCCGGCATATTGAGATGGCGCTTACGATTAGCGATCGCTTCCAGCTCCACCAGATCTGTGACTGCTTTTAATAAACGAACGAAATCCGCTTCGGTCATCTCTCCGTAATCGGGAGCTTTCCACTCCAACCTTTTGAGATCCTCCTCGGTCAGCATATCCATACCAAACCGAGCAACCCTACCAACCTACCAATACCTAAAGGTATTTGGTAGTGGTGGTATAGTTGGCGTTGCCGATACCAATAAGTATACCAACCGATACCAATTATACCATTTAGTAATACTTTATGTATAACAATCAGGTACTTAGACATCACACTATTGCTGGTATCGGTTGGTATTCCGCTCATAACTTGTACTTTCTCGCAGTCAACCAGCAAAACCCGTCATTGACGGCTATTTGCCCCTCTAACACGAGCTTATCGAATGGTCTTTTAAACGCCTGGCTTTCGTTTGTTGCGGTATTCTTTCCTAAGAAATGCTTTCGAAGATCGGCAACTTTGATCATATGCCTGGTTCCGCTTTCCGGATATCCGGTGCCGCCTGGATTAACTTTACCGACGTTGTCGCCCTGCAATTGCATAAAGCATTCAAAAATTACCTTTGCGCTTGGGCTCAGCTTAACCTTGGCTTCTTGCTTACGCTCTTCAGTCACCGGCAGGATGTAGCAGCTCGTCACGCTGTCGCCATCTTCATCGTCGCCCAGGATAACTGTCTCCAGCTCAAAGGCGAACTCACGGCCTCCCTCGATCTCCCGTTGCTTCGTTGTCTTGGCAAAGCGAATTCCGCTGACCTCATCAACGTTCACTTCTATTTCGGTGTCTGTCGCGGCTCTAAGGCTGGAATGGCCACGGGCAGCATTATCGTTAGCTTTGGAGGAGTGATGCACTGACAAGACTGTACAGTCGCCGTGCTCACGGAGCGCGTCACTGTTAGCAATGTAGGCCGTCATATCTTCTGGCCCGTTTTCGTTGCCCCCGACCAACGCCCTGGAAAGCGTGTCAACAACAATAAGAGCAATCTCGCCGTGCAGATCCTTGACCATATCAATTTGCGCTAGGAGCTTCGGCAGATCCGCTTCTGGATCCAGCAAGTTAACAGGGCAGGGCCGTATCGCTAACGGCACGTTCTCGTCATTGTAATGGTCTTGGATGGCACGAGCCCTGTTAAGGTAACCGGATCCGCCCTCCGCTGCATAATATAGAACGACGCCCTGCTTAACGTTATGCCCGTGCCACTCTCGCCCGGCGGCAATGTGGTAGCTCATGTCCAAAGTAAAGAACGACTTACCTGTATTTGACTGGCCATAAACCACCGTCATTTGTTTGGAGCCCAGCCAGTTCTTTATCAG